CATTAGCTGCTCCATTTTGTTGAATAAATAAGGTAGGTAGTGAAGTTGTAGTATTTGAAAATGACCCAGCAATGGATTGATCACTTGCAATTCCTGTTATTGCTGCACCTCCTGCGCCAGAATTTATTCCATAAATAGCACTTCCTGTTGTGGCTGAACCATTAATAGCGTTACCACTTGTAGATGTGCCGCTTACAGCTACCGTTGTTGTAGTGGTTTGAACAATACCAACCCCATTAAGAACCCCTGACATTGTATCACCTGCCTTCAGCACGACCCCACTTAATCCGCTTCCGCTACCTGTTGGAGTTAGGTAATAGGAAGGACTAATCCTTTTTGTCTGTCTTGTAGCTGCATCCCTAACCTCAATACTATCTGTCCCCGCCGTTCCTGCATCCATTTTAGTTTGAGAAATAACCCCATTAACTTTCAATACTTTATTGCCAGGTGCAAATGTAGTATCAGGAATAATACGACCATCTGGACTACTTGGAAAGATTGACATACCTTCACCTGCCCAATTAACAATAGAATATAAATCAGCGGATGTACCTGATGTTATCTTTGTTGATTTTAATGCCCATAAATACGATTCATTAAGTGGGCTCATTCTTGCCTTTCTAAATTCAAGAACACCTGATTTTACACCTATGCTCGCACTTGACCTGCCAAATGCAGCTAAGTAACTTTCTGAATAAGCAGCCGAAGCACTATTTGACAAGGCTATGCCAGCATCAGCACCAGCGTTTGCAACCTCAAGCGGAGCCATCGACCCTGCTCCATTGTTAGCTATTGGCGTAAGGCTTCCTATTAATACTGTGCTGCCGAGTATCGTAGCCCCTGTAAGTGTTTTAGCACCTGCAATAGTTTGCGCTCCAGTCGTAACCCCTCCCGGAAATGAAGCTGATGCGGGTTGTAAGGTTAATACTCCTGCTGAATAAGAACCTCCCTGAGCGTTTGGAGTTGAGCCAAATGTGCCAAATGATAATGAAGATAAATAATGGCTTGGACTAATTCTCTTAAAAATATTACCTGCATCTGACTTTACAATTAAGCTATCTGTTCCAGCACTTCCCTCTGTAGTATTAGTATTAATTAAACTCCCTGTAAGCGTCAACCCCCCAAACAGACTTGCATTTGCCGTATTTGCAACCCCAAATCTACCAACATCAACTCCTGTGGATGATTCGATTAAGAACCCATCCGAAGCATCTGATTTTGCACCATGTCCTTTGTATATTCCAGTGCCGATGTTTAGGGAATCGTTGGCCGTTCTTGGTGATAATGTAGTTCCTGATCTCGTCCAAAGATTTACCCCTGAGAATGGTACTTTAAAAATACGACCATTGACAACTGTTAGAATACTGTCACCAACTGCCCTTGCAGATACATTTTTCAGATAGACGTCCCCGTATAAAGCTATTCCAGAAGTTCCTGCGGTTTTACCTACCCGGATAGAATCGTAGTTTAACTGGTAGCTAACTTGTCCTGATACTGCAAAAGGAAGCAGTAATAAAATAAATAGTAGTTTTCTCATGATACTGTGCCTAATGGGATGGAATACCACCCGGTTGATGTTTTTTTGTAAATTAATGGATTATCTGTTATTAATTGGCAAATGACTTCAAAGCCTATGCCAGCGGTTGTATAAGTTGCTGATAAAGTTGCAGCGGATAGCTCGGAAGTAGTTGAATTTTCTACAAAGAACCTACTCCGCATCGCTCCAACAGTAGAGCGGTAAGTAACTACATTGCCAGCAATAGCAACTACTATAATATCGCTATCTAGTAAGTCCCGGCCTAAGGTCGGAAAGTCTTTAGTATAAATTCCTACTACTGGCATGATCCTTTAATTAAGTAATACATATTGGCCCCCATTATCTACAAAGGTATCAATATTTTGATACCATATATTTTGAATCAAATCATAATCAACTATAGATCCATAGCCGGTTAATGTTCCTGTAAATTTAACAAAATCATCTGTATTTCCGGTTATGTCCAAATTTTCAATAAATGCATATCCTTCATCGCCCTCGCCAGTTTCATCATTAACCATTGACCAGGCAACTTTTACGCGATCTCTGCCAAATGTTTTTAAATCATTATAATTGATAATAGCCATGTCATTTGAGTACACGCATTCAAAGGGAATAGAATATCCATGCAAAGTGCCTAATGATTTAGTTGCACCTTTTTCAGTAGTTTTGCAAGTCCGCAAAAACTGTATGGTTTCCGACAATGAATTACTAGTCAAGCATCCCACCGGAATAGTATTTATGTTTAATATGATCATGGCCCTGATTTTATAGTAACTCTAGTGGTTTGTCCGTAATCGGGTTGCAAAGTATAATCCATAGCTATTTCGGCATTTACGATGCGGATTAAAGTAGCCTTACAGATATTTGACTGCAAATCATAAGATAGTCCTAAAGGCATAAACTTGCCAGCTAATAGATTGATGCTAAATGCTGATAAGGGATTAAAATATCCAAAAATTGATCCATCGAATTTAACAAAAGGCCCTGCATATATTCTTTGGATTTCCTCGACTGCAAGGCGAAGGAATGGTTTATAGGTTGCAAATGGTTCTGCTAAAATTGACTCTGATGCATATCTACGCCACCATTGAACAGTTAAGGTTGTGCCATCCGATAGATACATCGCCCCCATGTATTGTTTTAAATCACTATCCCCATTAAAAACATCAATAGTTTCTGGAACATGAGTAAAAGTACCTCTTTGGGTTGCGGTATGGATTTCCCCAATTTGAGGACCTAAGTCTTGAAAAACGCTAGCAGAAATACCTGTATATATTATAGCTCTTTCCGGATTCGATGGAGATAAAATACGGATTGTAATAGTACCGGATGATGTTGTTGGCGCGCTAGTTATAACCAATTGTCCAGAGGTATTAATTTCTGTATAGATTGAGATATAATTGTTAAATGGCAAAGTTGCAGCCCATGAATTATCATTTTGAAGATACCAATCTGTTAATCCATCATTCCATATAATTTGAAAATTTAGATACGGACTATAATAGGCTGGATCTACTTTGGTATAATCAACAGTTAATCTTAGCCTAAAATCTAAACCAATTGCAAATACATTATCATTTTCATAATAATTATTAGTATCAACTAGCAAAGTAGGATAAAAAATTACTGTTCCATCTAAAGCAATACCCATTTCGATTGTTCCTACCCTTGTCCAATCAGGTATAACAATATCGGTTCTAGGTCCAATTGGATCGCCAACTCCCTCTTGGTATGCGCCGGATAAAGTTGAATTATCCAATAACTGCTCTAAATTTTTATTTTCGCCATACCGATAAGACATTGAAGCATTCTTGTAAGGCTTATCAATCATTTTTAACTGATCTGTATTTATATGAAACAAAGGAGCTAAAACAACGCCCTCGCTTTCGCCTCCTAATATTTGAGCTAAATTTTTAGAATTTACATAGCCATCGTAGGCAGGTTCTCCATCAATATATTTCCTGAAAACTAAAGTATCAGATAAAGCCAACTCAGTAGGCCTAAATATGTAGAATGCACCCTCGCTTTGAATTATGGTTGCAGTCCATTCCTCTAGGACTGCCTTTAATACTTCCTCACAATTTATAGGGTTTATCTGGTCATCCTTCATAAACCTTTCAGCATTAGTTTTGGTCAATGCCAAAGGATCGTATAAATCGCCAGATGTTTGAGTTTCCTCGTAAATATTAACACAAGTATAAATATCCATATTCGGAATAGCTATCCGATTAATGCAGTTGTAAATAATATCTAAAAATGACTGCTTACCTAGCCAAAAGTTTCCATCGTTCTGAACGTAGGATAGGTTTTTTAGTAGTCCTAAAGTATCAACGGCATTAATAGATATGCCATAAGGAGTGAACATAAACTGCTCTTGACATCCATCAGGTATAATAAATCCGCGCCAAATTACATCTCCGTTTTTATAGATCAATACTAAAAACTCCCTTTCGTTTTCGGTATATAAATCCTCTAGCTCAAAGTCCTCTGTAGCTATTAGATTTAACGTACATTCAGAGCCTCTGATAGCTTGCATTTTATAATCCGAAGTATTCTGATAGTTAATCTGTACCGGGTTCTCTTGCGCCTGGATTTCCTCTGATACGCCAACATAATCCAACTGCTGAATAATGCATTCAAATATATCAGAGCTTCCACCTAATATCCGGGTATCACGATCTGCATAAAAAGTAAAAAAGTATCTGTCAGTATATGCCATTATGGTCCGAATCTTTGAAGTTTTGCCCCTGCTCTATTTAATACACCAACTAGGTTAGTGCCTGATATTTCAAATACTACCCGGCCAGAGCTTATATCACTACCAGCACCGAACCCACTCGTAGCAACATTGTTAAACTGTTGAGGAATTGGCGCGGCTTGTTTCTTTTTAAACAACGATGCTATCCCTGCTATGGCTGCAACTCCTGCTAAGATAGGCAATAACGCTCCGCCTGTTGCAGCCGTTCCGGTTGCCAATGCGGCCGTTCCACCAGTTGCTGCCGTTCCGCCTGCTAAAGCAGCTTTACCGCCTCCAATTTTTAGCAAACTCCCAACTATCCCAATTAGTCCTTTGCCTTTACTGCCGTCTTTTTTATCCCCTCCAGCCAATAAACTCATTACTCCTTTTGTGGCCTCGCTTGCTAATACTGATAAAAAAGTATTTTTTATACTTTCACCTAATGCCTCAAATGAAAATTTACCACGTATTAGCATTTCGTCAAAGAATGTTTTAAACGATGTGCTTAATTGCGGTAAAATATTATCTTTTATGTAAAGATTTAAATTTTGGAATGGAGTTAATAAAGGTGCTTT